CCCCGCTTCCAGGAAAAGATCTTTCAGGCATTTCTGACCGATCGCGGTTGGGCGATGCAGATGATCGAGATCATGACACCTGAGTACTTTGACCTGAAGTACTTGCAGTATCTTTGCAAGTCATACTTCTCGTACCACCAGAAGTACAAGGACTTTCCAACGCTACCTCTGCTTGTCACAATCATCAAGGATGATCTACGTGAGGGGAAGGATACAATTCTCCGAGATCAGATCATTGACTTTCTGCAGCGTATCAGGACTAATCCAAATGTAGGAGACCTTGAATACGTCAAGGACAAGTCGCTCGACTTCTGCAAGAAGCAGGCGATGAAGGAAGCACTCGAGAAAGCTGTCGAGATGATTGCAACTGACAATCTTGATTCAGTTGTTGGACTGATGAAGGACGCGCTGGCTGCCGGAACTCCCACGTCTGTTGGTCACGACTTCTTTGAGGATATTGAGGCGCGATTTGTGAGGACTCGCCGCCAGGTGTGTCCTACGGGTTTGCCACAAATTGATGCACCTGATATTCTTAACGGCGGCCTTGGTCGTGGTGAGCTTGGAGTTGTTATCGCGCCGACGGGTGTGGGCAAATGTTTATCTAAAGAAACAGATATTTATATCCGATACACTGGGATAAAAATAAATGGAAAACTCTACAAGCCCTGGGACCGAGTCAGCACCAGGCGCGGTCGAATCTACGCAAGAGATGTCATCGCAACAGACGATCTCATCTGAAGAAGTGACTTTAACCTGCATGCTGTGCGGCTTGAAAGCCAACCAGCTTGTTAGTCATGTCACTCGAAAGCACAAGATGAAGACAGAAGACTATTACATCGCGTTTCCAGGTGCAAAGCTGTCACAATTAACAGATGCTCAAAAACAAAAGATGATAGAGACAAAGCGCGCAAAAGAGACCAAGAACAAGCAGAATAAGCGCGCGATGCAGGAGCGACGCAACGAAGTTGCCAATCAGGAGCAACTTCGTTGCGAGATTTGTGGCTTTGAATCGGCGCTCTCTTTGATTTCTCACATCACGCGAAAGCACAGCATGCTAATGTCTGATTACAGGCAGAGATATCCAAATGCGTCTGTTCAGAGAAGTGCTCCTTCGCAATCAAAAAGTTTGTCAGATGTTCTAAAAAAGAAGCTTGAAGATGAAAATGAGCGTCTTCAATTCATGGAATGGCGGTCGTTTCCATCCGAAGTCAAGTATTGGACACGCAAGGGATTTTCTGAAGAAGAGGCACTTCAGAAGATTGCTGACTTTCAGAGGACGCAGTCTCTAAAGGGCAACAATGACGAAACGAGAGAACTAAGAAGCAAGCTATATTCTGGCGAGAACAATCCTATGTCCTTGCAGAGTTTGTCGAAAAAGAATGGCGTCTCCGTTTCAGAAGCAATAAAATTGACCCCATGCTACGGGAGGTTGGGCTCTTTACACCCGATGTTTGGCAAAAAACACACGCCAGAAGCAATAAAGAAAATAGGAAATCACCTCAATTTCGGACAAAAATCGAAGATAGAACACGAGATGTCAGACAGAATCATCTCCTTCTATGGGGGAAATAAAAATGACTATGTTGATGGCTGGTGTTGTGATTATGTCAATCACGAGAAGAAAATAATCGTTGAATTTTTTGGTGACTTTTGGCATCATAACCCAAGAAAATACTCCAAAGATTGGATTAATCCCTTTACAAAAAGAACATCACCTCAAGTCTGGTCTCGGGATGAAAGAAAGATAAGTGACTTAAAAAATAGAGGTTTTAAGGTTATTGTTGTTTGGGAAAGAGATTGGCGACTCGATAGAGAAAATCAGCTACAAAGGATAAAAGATGCTTTCGATTCAGTATGAAGATTTGGATGAAAAAGTCCAAATTGGTCAATTTTTTGACTCTATTGGATTTAGTAGTAATGCCAAGCCCACATCGTCTGATGGAGACTCATACATGGGCTGTAGCTGGCCAGTAGAGGTTCTTTCTCTAGACGGATACTACCCAGTTGAAGGAGTCCGCTGGACAAAGGAAGATGAGGTATATCGTGTAACTGTTAGCACAGTGAGCGGTATCCGGGTCATCGAGTGCGCAGATAACCATCTGATTCTTTGTCAAGAGCCTGCGCAATGGAAGAAAGTGATTGACCTGGTTCCTGGATCGAAAGTTGTCGATCGAGAGGGAGTAGGAGAAGTTACCTCAGTTGAGAAGCTGAAAAGGGTGGAGCGTCTGTGCGACCTGCAGGTTGCAATTTCTCACTCTTATTACACGAATGATATCTTGTCGCACAATTCGCACTTCCTTGTGCAAATGGGTGCGGAAGCATTGCGTGTCGGAAAGAATGTTGTTCATTACACATTTGAACTCTCGGAGTCCGCAGTCGGACTTCGGTATGACTCCAATCTCTGCAACATTCCAAGCAATGATGTCATTGACCGCAAGGAAGAGGTCATCGACTTCTATAAGAACTCTCAGCTTGGTCGCCTGATTATCAAAGAATATCCAACAGGCACACCTTCCGTCCAGACTTTACGAAACCATATTGAAAAGCTCCTGCTTAAGGGCTTTGTTCCAAGCGTAGTCATTATCGATTATGCTGATATTATGAAGTCATCAAGAAAGTTTGATTCACTGCGCCATGAATTGAAGCTTGTTTACGAAGAGCTTCGAAACATGTCGATGGAGATGAGCATCCCGATCTGGACCGCATCACAGGCAAATCGTGATGCTTCCAACTCAGACATCGTTGGGCTTGAAAATATGTCCGAAGCTTATGGAAAGGCGATGGTAGCCGACGTTGTTTTGTCAATTTCGAGAAAGCCAAATGAAAAATCAACAGGTGCTGGTCGAATCTTTGTCGCCAAGAATCGAGCTGGTCGTGACGGCATGTTGTTTCCCATGCAGATAGATACTTCCATGTCAAAGTTCACTCTGCTTAACACGGACGAAATGTCACTCAATGACGTGGTCAAGGCAGACGGAACATCAATGAAAACTCTTCTCAAAGAGAAATGGAAAGAGATTAACGGTAAGTAGTTCAGGTATAATGGACACCAGGGAGCATTGAATGTCTGAGTCTGTCAAAGTTAGAGCGCTTCGTGAAACGTCTGAATATTTCGGCGGTGATGAGCTAGCTCCTGACGTTTTTTTGAAGTATGCACTTCGCAACGGTGAAGATCTTCTTGAGGCGAATCCCGACCAGATGCATCGTCGTCTGGCAAGGGAGTTTGCGAGGATCGAGGCCAAGTACCCGAACCCGATGGGAGAGGAGGAGATCTACGACCTCCTGAAGGGGTTTGCCCAGGTCGTCCCACAGGGATCACCGATGTCCGGAATAGGCAACCCGTACCAGCTCCAGTCACTCTCTAACTGTTTCGTTGTGGAACAGCCTCACGATAGCTACGCAGGAATCCTCTTCACCGATCAGGAACAAGTCCAGATCATGAAGCGTCGTGGTGGTGTTGGCTTTGACGTTTCGACGATTCGTCCAAAGGGCCAACCCACCACTAACGCTGCAAGAACGACCGACGGCATCGGCGTGTTCATGGAGAGGTTCAGCAACTCCACCCGTGAGGTTGCCCAGGGCGGACGTCGTGGCGCGCTCATGCTCACAATCGACTGTCGCCATCCCGAGATCGAGACCTTCATTGACATCAAGCGTGACCTGAAGAAGGTGACGGGTGCCAACATCTCCATCCGCTTCACAGACGAGTTCATGCAGGCTGTGGAGAGCAACACGGGATTTTGCCTCCGGTGGCCTGTCGAGGCACATCCAGAAGACGCCGAGATCGTAAAGATGGTCGATGCGAAGCAGGTCTGGGACAAGTTCGTAGATGCAGCCTGGGCTTCAGCAGAGCCCGGTGCCCTGTTCTGGGATACAGTGGTCAACCAAGGAATCGTAGACAACTACAAGGATGTGGGTTACAAGACAATCTCCACCAATCCTTGCGGCGAGATCCCACTCAGCCCATATGACTCGTGCCGCCTGATGGTCGTCAATCTCACAACCTTCGTCCTGAATCCTTTTACATCTAATGCGAAGTTCGATTACGACAGCTTCACTGCCGTCGTTGGAAAAGCACAGCGCCTGATGGACGATCTTGTCGACCTTGAAGTTGAGTGCGTCGATCGAATCCTCGAAAAGATCGAGAAGGATCCGCAACCTGAAGCAGTGAAGCGGATTGAACGTGACTTGTGGACCAAGATCCGCGCAGCAGGGCTCAACGGCCGACGGACAGGTCTAGGTGTGACAGGTCTTGGTGATGCTCTTGCAGGTCTCAACATCCAGTACGGTTCACAACTATCGATCGAGATGACTGAGGCGATCTACCAGCACCTTGCAATCGGAGCACACAGGTCTTCTTGCCAGCTCGCGGCTGAACGTGGTGCCTTCCCGGTGTTTGACTACAACAA